CAGCGTATCGCTTGATCATTTTCTGCCGTTCTGCGGGACTATCCCACTTTCCTGCATCCTTGATCGCTTTAACTCGCTCGGGCGATAGCCTGAACTCTCCGGGTCTAGCCCCTCCCGAAGAAGATTCGCCCCCGGAGCCTGTAACAATAGAGCGCGGACGCTTCGTTGCTGTGTCGGCCTTGGGGTTGTACCTATGAGGCAGGTACTTAGACAATCGCGAGTCGAGTTCATCCCAGTAATCCTCCGTTGTAGGATCCCAACCTTCTTCAGACAAAGCTTCGTCTAGCTTCACCGCTATCTTCGAGTCAGTATCCTTGTTATTAGGATCATACCAGTCGTTGCGGGTCATCCATTCAGAAGCATGGCGTTGAAGCCTAGGATCTGTAGCCTTCGGCACTCCCGCCTGCGTCGGCTCAGCGGAAGCCTTCTTCTTAAGAGCTTGCATAGCTTCGATGTTGCGCCGAGCCTCGTACCAAGCTTCTTGCGCATTAGCTGCGCCTTCGCCGTCTTGGGACTTCGTAGCCTCAGCAATCTTCATCTTAGCATACTGAAGCCGCAAGTGCCCGTCTTCGATTGCTTTGTCCAACCTAGCTACATCCGCTCCAGCGGTTCGCTTCTCCAGAATGGATAGCCGTTCTGCTAGTTGGTTGTTCTGGCTACGTAGCGAGGTTATCAGGTGATTAGACTCTTTGGCCTTCTCACGGTGGATATCCTTCTTCAGGCGACGTTCCTCACGCCTAGCCTGCCTGATAGCCTCGCGTTCCGGGTCTACGTCAGCTTGATTGTCGTTGGCGTCTTCTGTAGACTCCGAACGCATCGTGTTATCATCACGATCATCCGTATCTGGCAAGCTAACGGTTACAGACCCGTCTGGATCCTCCGCCACCTGCATTTCCAATTTATCAGTTGGTGTCATGCTATGCTCCTAGAGGTAGGCTTTAACCGACAGCGGGTTCAGCGTTATCTTTGCTGTAACTTCGTGGTCGTTGAAAATAGAGAACAGAACGGGTTCCTCTATAAGAGGATCACCGTACGGAACTTCCCACCTATCCCCACCCCATTTAGGCATGCGGACATAGTCACCCACTTCAACCCAGTTTCCTTCTGGCCAGGGTTCCAGAGTATCCCGCTTCTTAAAAGCTAGGGGTCCTACCGAAATCACTTTCGCTACTTGGTTATTCCACTTCTCGGTTTCTTTAGTCTCGTGAACCAAGACAATGCCGGAACTTGTGACGCGCTTCATAGCACGCCTCCATTGGACAAGGATACGACCCCCGACGGGTAGCGCTCCTGGGTCTACGGCTGGGAAAGCGTCTGCCAGATCTTTCTCGTGATTCATATCGAATACACTCCTAGGTTGTGCACCAGTCGGTGCGGTTAAAAAACTCTTTTAAGCAATCGAGATCTATTACAGTTCTCTTTGCTCGTCCTCTTTCAGTAGGTTGTCTAAGATGTTGAGGGCTTCCTGTAACCCCTGACGTTGCCCGACTAGCCTCTGGTAGGACTCATAATTTGAAGCATTACCATCAGCGATAGACTCACCTACCTCAGCCCTGCGGACCTTGATAGCGTGAATCAGATCGCTTACATACCTCATTGATTGTTTTTAGCGATGGCGCTGGTCTCTTTAGGTTCAGGGGGAGACGTCTTACCGTCCACAACTTCTCCAGCGGCCATGCGCTTGTGCTGCGGTACCACGTTCATGGGTACTTCTTTTTTAGGGTTGATATCTTTACTGGTTGCCACTTGGTGCTCCTAGGGTTGAATGGGCAGATTGGAGCGCTGCCAACGCTGTTTGCTCTTGCTCTTGCTGTAACGCTGCGGCTTCGCTAGACAACTGCTCTGAACGCATACGCTCTTGAGTCAAGTTGTCTATGGAGTTCAGCGCTACCTTGATTTGCTGGTCACGAGTCTTGATAAGATTCGTTGCCCGGTCCTGATTTGTTTTAAGCTGTATGTCGGCTTTATCGCGGTTGGTGCGGCGTTCCGTTTCCGCCATAGCGGTCTTCATGAACACTTGGTCACTAGGATCAAGCGGGAGCTCAGGCTTGTACTGCGATGCCGTTTGGGCCATTTGCTGCAGCACTGGCATGAGCCGTTCAAAGACAGAAGCCGAATCAGCGTTTACGTGCTGCGAAGCTAGCCCAAACAGCTTGTCTATCTGCGCGGTCAGCTGCGGTTCGCCGTAATCGGACAAAGACCCGCCTAAAGACCCCTCAACGTAGTTGCGCATGTGGTTAGAGTACCACAACACCAAGTGTTGCTTCAGATGCTCCATTGCCGCAGGCATAAACGCAGGGGCGATTATGGGGTTAGTGCCGTAAATCGGGTTGCGCGCATAGTCCAAGTGCGTCTGTATATGGGCCAAGTGGTTTTGATGGGGGTAAGCGAAGGCTGCGCGACCAAGGGACATGACGACATTCTCTTCGGCAGCGTTGAGTTCCTTCGGCTCGGGCATATTAGGGAGCAACTCTTTGATATTTGGTATCTTAAGCTGCTTCAGCGTGCGTTTAACTACCGCCTTCGGGTCCATGATACCCGGATACTGCTTGTCTAGCGCAATTACAGCCTGCGTTTGGGCCATCCGTTGCGTCTCAGAGAAGATATGCGGGTCAGAAACCGGAATAACGTCCGTGTTGCGGATAAAGTCCTCGCGCCTGATAGTCAACTCAGCTACTATATCACCCTTACGCTGTTCATCTAGGTACCAGCGGTTCAACCTACCCAGTATCTTCAGCACTCGGCTCTGGCTGGCGTGCAAACGAGCGTGAATAGCGGAAAACACCGCCGCCCCTTGCTCAATCAGCGCCTGCGTCGTACCCACTGGGGCATTAGCATTTATGTCTGCGATCTTTTCTTCGCTTGTAGTCACCACTCCTTTAGCTGCGCTGGTCAGCCAACCCAGCAGCTCTAGTAGAACTGGAGAGGGTGGGTTGAATGGCATGGGCATGGCGATCTTGCGAACGTCATCAACTCCCGGTGCGCCTTCAATCTCAGTAACTTGAGTAATCTCCACTTGCTGCGAGGAGCCGCTAATACGCGCTCCTTTTATCTTCAGCATCGTTGCCGAGTTGTTGATGTGCGCGGTGTCTAGCAGAGCGCGGAGTGAGCCAGTTAGCGCAGCCGCCAAGCCTCCTATCAGGTGCGGAAAGCCGATTGCATACGCGCCGCGCCAGGGTATGAATTTGAACTCGACCAACCAGTCCAGCTTGCTACGGGTATCATCCCCTTCTTCCCAGTTACGGTATAGGCCCAAGACCTCTGTAGTGTCCTCATCTATCATCAAGATGTAAGGACAGAGTTGATCGTCGCTATAAGAGTCTTCGTCTAAACGCATCCAAGTATACACATGGTAAACCCTACGGCTACCGTCTACATTCTCTTCTGACTTCTTGCCCTCTATCTTGTCGTTCGCCTTGCTAGACTTGGTCTGCTCGGGCTCCATCGATGCTCGCACAATACGTATATCACGGTATAGGTTAGACTCCACCCGTCGTTCGAACTCCATCTCCGTAATGTCCTGCACTTCGGTAACCCGTTGCGCGGTGTAGAAGTTAGCAGCGGAGAACGGCAGTAGGACATTATCAATAGGGACAAACTCAGTGCATGGCCTGCGCTTATCGTCATCATACCACATTTTAATATACTGCGAGCCGCCAAGCGGCAACTGCGTCAGCATCTGTTCCATCTCATCCCGGAACTCTTCTATCTGTTCGGTGAGTTGCCAGTTCATATAGTCGCGCTTGCGCTCAGCGATTTCCACTTTATCTTCTGTGGCATCTCCTAGGATATTAGTGCGAACTGGGCCATCCGGCGGGAACAGCTCTTTGATAGCGCGAGACTCAAAGTCAACACATGCCTCCGCCATTATCGGGTGTACTACCTTGTTGGCTCCCATGAAGTTCGCACCGCCAGGAGCATCATTACCCAACCCTGTCCGGCGCAAGCCTTCTTCATACTGCTTGTCTCGCTCAGACCTAGCATCCCGGTCCTTGTCTATTAGGTCTAGATAGCGCATCGCAATGCCGTCTAGATCCCTCGGGTTTACTTCTTCAGCTAGGTTGCTGTAGAAGTCCTCGTCCTCTGTAGGTCCTTTGTAATCCTCTAGTTTGACGATAGCCGACCCGTCAGCCTGTTCCTCTACGTCAGAGATAGAGTCGCCCATATCCTCTATATCAAAGAGCATGCCCTCTGTGTCTTCCGGCCCTTCGATAGGGTTCTGCTGGGATTGGGGAAATTCGGGGTTGAGTGTAGCCATATATTACCTTGGTTGCTCCATAGCGAAGCGTGCAAAATCAGGGTCAGTAAAGAAACCGCCGCTATCGCTCATGCTCGGCATGGTGACTAACCCGCCGTCTTTCTTACTGATAAGAGGGTTTGTCACATCGTAGGTGCCTACGTTACCGATAGCGGACTTCAGCTGCGTGGGTTGAAAAAGGCCCAAGTTTCGGTTGCCGCCTTCTGCCGTATAGAATGCGTCAAACCCTGCAGCCTTGATCGCGTCCTGCACTTCAGGTATTTCAATAGCTGAGGTTCGGTTCAGCGCAGGTAGGTCAGGATAGATAGCCTTCAACGAAGCAATATGCTCAGGGTTCGCGAAATCAAACGGATTCGTAGTGCGAACGTATACCGGCATGATGTTAGGACCTGCAGGCATCAGCTCACGGTAAGCCCCCTGCAACGCGTCTTCAGCTTCGCCTACGGGTTTACCCGCTTGGATAGACTTGATCATCTCATCAGCATGCTCAGGCATATCTGTATAAGTGTCGCGAAAATACTGCTTAGCATTCTCCTTTGCCAACTCTATTTTTTCAGGAGTAAGATAGCGCTCAGGGTGCGGGTTAGTCAAGTGAGCGTCTTTAGCAAAGCTCGCGGCGAAGTCTGGATTTTGTGTTACAAAAGTAGCTCCTGCCTGTCCTGGTTTTTCCAACCCCAGCGCAGGGTTAAACTCATGAATGTCTGACGACGTGCCCGTATACCAACGACCTTGCTCCTTGCTAGGGTCTAAATACGCTGCTAGATTAGCTTCTGCCTCAGCATCGGGTAGCGTTTCTTGCAGGTATGGGCTCGCAGGTTTCGCCTTCGCCTCTTTGATTCCACCTTTCACCGGAGTTGGGTCAACCGCATACATCGGCCTCACCGCTTGCGGTATCACTTTCCCCAACGCCCCTTTCCCCTCCATACCCTTGGCTACTTCCCTCAAGACTTCCTTGCCTACTCGCCCCGCCGCACGTGCCGCTGGAGCAGGGTTCAAGGGTACAAGGGAGGCCACGTTGCCGGCCAACTTGCCCACTGCCGACTTGGGCGCCAACGGCAACTCCTGCAAAAACTGTTCAGTTCCGTAAGGTAACTGCTCCGGCTTTGAGTAGTCAACATCGCCAAACGCCTCCATAGGCATAGGGGACCGGACTATGTTCCCCACGTCAGAGGGTAGCCCCAGCAGCCCCGCCAACCTACCGCGCAGCACCGCCAGGGGTACTTCTTTAGCCCCTTCTACGTCTTGCTTCGATCGCTTGATTCCAGACCGTTGCGGCGTAAACGCAGGCTTACTCGCCAACTCCAGCTGCATCCTATCGCGTTCGGATTCTGTCATAGGTATAGCGAATGATTAGAGGAAATGACGACAATTATAACGCGGATATTAAGCTGCATACGGGTGGTACTTCTTCTGACTTCCCCAGTAAGATCTTTCATCCTCAAGGTCTTCACGATATACATTCAGCGTAGACCGTAAATACCCCAGTTGGTTCAGATAGTGCAGCCCCTGCGATATGCTATCCACGTAGTCATCATGCGGGTCGTTCGGAAACATCGTTACCTCTTCCATCATGTCATCTGTCCATGTGGAGGCTTGTCCCGGGTGCTTCTTAGACTCAGGCAGATAGATGAACCCGTTCTTGATTAGAGGCGCAACTAGATTGGCTCGCTGCATCTTATCAGCACGCCCAGGGTTGAATGGGGTGACGGGGATGCCTTCGGCTTGGAGGTCTTGTCTAAGGCTGATACCTGATCCCTTATCCTCAATCAAGATAGTGTTAGCCTTCTGGTCGTTAGACCCGTAAGAGGCAGTCCACATTTCCTCAGCCTTCTCCCTCAACTCAGGATAACTTAT